TCAGCACCCATGTCTGCTCCAGCATCAAATGCTGCTGCTCCACCTTGGCCAGTAATACCATTCAATGCTTCTTTCATGGTATTTTGACTTTGTGCTAATGCTGCTTGTAATGATGTTAATGCCTCAGTTGCTTGTTGTTGGAAACTTGAGCTTTCATTTACGCCGATTTCAGATTGAACTGAATCAACTAATGCAGGCAACTCTTTAACGATCATGTCGGAAACTTGTTCGACCATCTTTTGAATAGAATCGACCATGTCTTGCGCTGCAAGAATAGTCTGAGACTTTTCAACTTCTTCGTTTTCAACAACGACACGTGGACGATTTGCACTTAGATATGCAAATTGCTTACTTAGTGCCTGCTCCATGAAAACTAGTTTCATGTACGCAGAATTGTTTTGATTTTGGTAGTAACTATCTGATGTTTTTGATTCGCTCATTAAGCGGCGAACTTTGTTGAGCATAGTACTTACTTGTGAATAAGACATTTTGCTCACATCAATGGATCTACCATAGTGCTCTTTCAATGCTGTCTGAGCAACTTCTACTGGTTTTTTGTCAAAATCTTTTAATTTCATGTTATGGGTCCCAAGACTAATATATATTATTTATCATTTTAGGCTTCAATATTCGGTTTTTAAATTGAACTTTTGTTGCTGCCAAAAATTAGATTCCGCTATGTAATCTTCTAATTCACCGAACATTTGGCTTCTTTTAAGTTTTTCTTCGTTTAGTTTTGCTAGAAAAATCAATTTTTCTCCAGTGCTTTTAGCACTTTTGAATAATCTTTTATGCACGGTCATTTGTGCTTCTTCGTTTGATATATTGTTATCCAGAGCAATTATTCTGTTTGCTGAGACATATCTGCCACGTAAATCACAAATACACCAACAAACTGCATTCCTCATACTAAAAAAAGAATGCACTACATCCCCGTTCAATAATATCACTTCAACGTTTGTTTTGGACTTTTTATTTATAAAGTACTTACCAAACACAGAATAGTAATTTTTTGAAAGTTCAAATATAGAAATAGACTGAATGTCCTTCATTTCCCTATAGGAAATTATTCTATTAAGTTTTCTTTCAATGTCTGTTTCAGTTATCATTGTTTAACACCTTAAAATATATATTTCTTAGTTCATCAGTGGAATCTAAAAAAGCGGGTAATTTTTCCCATGCTGTATGTGTCTTAATCATAGGGACTCGGTCACAATCAGTGTATAAATATCCCAATTCATTTACACCGTCATAGAAAACGCTTGGATGTTGTATTTCAAAGTCAAACGTCCAGCAATTATGTTCTTCTTCATCTTCTTCAAACAAAAACCCAAAATTATCAAACTCAGCGAATTTAATTTTTAGTAGCTTTGGTTTTTCCATGACTTCGGGCTGTGAACGCAACGATACTGCTTGTAATATCGTATCAAAGTTACATTGGGTGTTTCTCTTGTGTAGCCACTCATTTACATCATCCTCGGGCCCGGGACGATTTCGGTTGATAACACCGGTTTGTGTTATATCAAAAAGGGTGTAGCAACGTACTGTAAAACTCATATCTATATTTAGAGGCAAAAAAAATCCGAGAATAAATCTCGGATTTCTTTATTGTTAAACAACTGATTAGCTTGCGCTTGTAGCTGTAGAAGCTAGACGGAAACCAACGTTAGTTACTGTTGCGCCACTTAGGTCGTAACCGTTAACTGTACCTAGAGCACGAATTTGTGTCTGTAGGTTAGCTGCTGTGTATGCACCAACTGGGTATACAGCAACAGACATGTTTGTAACGTTAGCTGTAGCTGATACAGAGTACATCATAACTGTAGCTAATTGTTCGATAGACTGTAGAACTGCGCTAACTGCACCGTCAACACCTAATTGTGCTGTAGGAGCTGCGCCTAAGTCGAAACCGAAGAAGTCCATTGCTGGACCGATAAAGTTTGTAGTTGTACCGTTTGCTGATGTTGAGCTAGATACTGGACCGTTTTGTGTGTCGATTGCAAATACTGGTTGTGCATCACCATTTACACGTGTAAATCCTGCCATGATAATTTTCCTTTAAAATGTTTGAATCATATAGATTCATACATTTATTTATGCCTGGCACAAAAAAATACTGGTTTTGGCTCAACGGCCGGCGAGATTTTGGCGTGAAAAGCCCATTCTATCTACGAATTTTAAGCCGTTAGCAACGAAACCCTCTTGAGTTTGTGTGCCGTCTTGTAGATATCCTAACACAGGACTAGCTTCTGCCGCAGTGTTTAATTGACGTACAACGTCCATCTTTAGTTTGTAGATTTCAGCCCAAATAGTAAATGCACCGATCAACCCGTCACGATTATTCTGGAAATGTTCTAGTATCTTCTGCTTCATCTTGTCGGTCATGGGTCTAGATTCAACGAATTGCATAAATCCATCTACTAGATTATTCAAGTCACCTGAAACAATCTTCTTGTTCACATAGACGGTAAACAATGTGTTGAATGTGTTTCTTGCTTGGGGTGCATTGTTCATCATTTGATCCACAGCAGGACCATATTTGCTAACTGCGGCTTGTGCATTCTTTACTAACTGAGCATTCAATTTTAGTTTGGGAGTAATAGGCATCTTGCTAGGAACAATCGCAACATCGCTATTATTCTTTAGTTTTCCTATAGTTCCGTTTAGTGTTTCTGCTTGGTCAGTAGATATTGCACCTGCGGGGATGAACTGGTGTACTGCTATTCCTGCATTTTCTCCGCCCATTAGTTGGCCTACTTCACTATCAGCATTTACCTTATAAGTAATGCCATTCGGGTTAGCACGGAAAGTATAGTAACCATCCTGCTCTTTCAACGGTTGGGTGAATAATAAATCACCCCAATAATAACCCATAGTTCCTTTACTAGCTTTTGCTAGACCAGGCCATATCTTTGCGATGATTTGATGTAGACTGGCTCTATCAACTCCGCGGGCTTGGTCATATTGAACAAACTGTTCCGGGCTGAACACTTGACGGCCAGTACCGTCTTTTTTGTTAAACATATGCTTGTCCATGATAGAGAACTTTCCATCACGGCCGTGACCAAAAATCAATGCAGGGTATCCGTCCCATTTGATAGTAACTGTTCCGGGATTCTTAACTGTAGCTTGTGTTGCTTGAATTGCTTTACTTGCTCCTTGACTACCACCTAAAAAAATCAAATCTTCAGGATGGTCCAAATGACCTTTATCTTCCATTAAAGATAATTCCTCAATTTTTGATTTTAAATGTGATAGAGCTTCAGATAGGTGCATTTTTACTGTTCTTTTTGATTGACTTAGAAAATCTTGTTTGATCCTTGCTTTTTATAGCACTCAATAGTTTTCTCTCTAAAACCTCAGCCTGTTCAGGTGAATAGTGTTTGTTAATCATTTCTATTAGATTAATTGCACTGGTAATGATATTATGACCTCTGCTTTCAATGATATGTGCAGTGTCACGGTTGTTCCCAATGGCTTCTAATTCTTCTAAAAGACTGCGAGTTTGTTTTTGCATGATATTGTATTTAGCGTAAAACCGTTTTATTTCTTCAAACTATTAAGTAAATTTTTCAGTTTGGTTCCTTGAACATCTACAACAACTTTTTTATTAAGTGGTTCTAGGACTTCCCCAGTTGTCTGGTCTATTATAGGTTCAGTAGATGTTAATGTAGATTGTGTTTTCACTCTGTTCATAATGTCATTGGGACTAGGACTAGGCTTAAATTTAGCTTGTTGTTCGGCATAATCGTCCGGATCAGGATCAGTAATTCTTAGTGTTTCTACGTTGAATTCTAACTCAATCTTTTGTCCTACACCGGAACTACTACGAGTTTTCATCAATTGAAGTTGATACTGACCTCGCTCACGCATACTACGACTAGTAAAAATACCAAAAACGTTATCCGCTGTGTTAATCTTACTAATACCACCTGAAATGTGACTATGATCGAACTCAATTTCTTCAACTGCACTACGGTTCAACTGTGAGGCTGTTACCAACAATACGTTTAATTCTTTTGCTAAGTTCCTGACTTCTTCTGCAACGTATTTGTCTTTAACAAACAAGTCACTTGGGCTGACTTTTGCACTTACAGGCATCAACAGATCCAAGTAGTCAATACACAAGAAGTCAATCTTCATTCCTGTTTGTATCTGTAGTTCTTTACAGTAGGCACGAATGTCATTTACGTTGCTCTGTGCAGGCATGTACTTAACACGGAACTTACCATACTTCTTACTCATCATTTTAATCTTCATTTCGATATCATCAATCGATTTGAAAATCTCTCTGCTACTTGTCTCGGTAGTCATAGAGTCAATACGCATTGAACACAGGCCCTCACTAAGTTCTAGTGTAATATAGACCCCGTTCAATCCCATTGCAGTCCAGTTCACTGCTAAATTTTGCATAAACAATGATTTACCAGAACCAGAACCACCCGCAAAAATTTGAAGTTCACCTCTATTGAAACCACCATACAGTTTCTTGTCCATGCTAGGCCAGCCTGTGCTGACTTGTCCATTATTAGATTTCAATGCCATGAGACGGGCTCTAGGATCAGCAAAGTAATCCATACCCATGTCTTTTTGCAAACTGATTTGTACTGCATCTTTGATTAGTTTCTCAACAGGTTCAAACTCACCTTTCTCAAGTAAGTCGGCTGATTTAAGAATCGCACGTTCTAGTTCTTGGCGTTTTGTAAATGCTTCAAATTGTTCCAAGAACCAATCATAGTGTCCTTGATTTAAGTTTTGTACCTGCTCAAGTTTAACTCCTGTAACTGCTTCTACTTGTTCAAACTCAGGTAGAATCTTGTATTCATCAGCATGGTGCTTAATGAATTCAGCTACGGTTCTAATAGATTTGTCAAAGTTAATAGGGTTGTAAATATTCGTAACACGGGTAAATAACTCCGCGTTGGTTAGCATCATTCTTAAAAAGTAACGTTGTTTTTCTACTGGATAACTATTATCTTCATAGTCCTTTTTCAATTTGTTTCTTCCTTAATTCTATTTTTATTTTACTATTTGTTGCATTCTGTAGTATACTTAATAGGGTTGCCAGCTTGCCATATTTAACTACTGCATCATTTGTATCTTTTATATCGTTGTCCCAATGAGGCAAGCTAACTTGATATCCCAATTCTAATGCTTTGTTACATAATGTTAGTCCGGTCTTATCTTGATCCGGTACTACAATTATAGTTTTATTAAGTGTGCTCAATAGTAGAGCCTGCTCATTGCTGATTTCCTCATGCATAATTGCAACACCATCAATGGCAAGTGCATCGAATATACCTTCAGTGACGATACAAACAGACGATTCTGGTTTCTGCATGTCAATATTAAACAAATAGCCGGGTTGCTGTTCATTTAAATATTTTGGAATTCTATCATCTAAGAATCTACTGGTGTGTCCTACTATTTTATTTTTGTAGGTATAAGGTATGATAACTCTATTGCCCATACGACCAGGTTGTTCTGGTGTAACTAAGAAGGGGTATTCGTCTATACTTATAGCTCTACTCTCTACATAATCAACGAATACTTTATGATCTGGGTTATTTTTATCTAGTAGTTGACCTTCGGGTAATTTGTGATCTTTGAATTTTATTTTGACTTTTGGCTTGGGCTTTGAAAAGTCTATCATGTCTTTTTGTTGTAGACTTTCAAGACTCCATCGTTGTATTTCTATATCATCAATACCGCACCATTTTAATAACTGTCGTGTTTTATTAGCAATGCTACGACCTAATGTGAAGTTGCATTTGTATCCACAATTAAAACAGTGATATGCCCAGTTATTTCCATCAAATCGTATGCCACCACGCCCCCTACGATCGGCTTTGTGCCCGAAATGGGTACAGCAAATAGCGTTGAAACTAGTCCAACCACTACTTGTGTTTTTCTTTTTGCCTGGAATTATTGACAGAATATCAAACATCTGTTTAGTGTAACATAAATTAGTTACACAATCAAGTTTTATCTAGCCAATATGTTAGTGACTACGCCCGCATTGCTTACGAATGCTACACGTATATATGGGTGGAACCCTGTTACGTTGTAATGAAATGTTTCGGTAGTATCAGTGTAATTAAACAATGGACTTACGGGATACCAGTCACTGTTTACATTTGTTGATCCTTCTACCATGACATTACCATAGAATCCTTCATAGGTTGCTTGTATAGTCAGTGACGGATTATCTGAAGTGGTATATGCGCTTGTATAATATACTGCTGAATTTGGATCTGGAACATAATAATTGTTAGGTATCCATCCGGTGTTTGCGAACCCTTGTCCAGAAGGAATTGTTAATTCTGTACTAGGAACAAAGCTAGGCAATATACTATTCACAATATTCATATCACCACGACCGCCTGCATTTTGGTCTACGAAAACTGGATAATCAAAAGCATTGACTGGGATTTCTAATGTGTAATAGCATTTTTGTGCGTCAATTTCTTCTAGTTCACCTGAGTCTAAATTTAGTGCTGCGATACCTGTTAGTCCTAACTGTATTGTAAGTGCTTTTTTGATTAGTACTGTTGTACCGGTTGCGTCTAAAATTCTACAGGTAATTTCTTTACCAGTGATATCTACGGGTTTCTGTTCTTGATTTAAGAACTGAAATTGAATTTGGTTGTCTACACCCTTGTGTAGAGTTAATGGTTTGGCATACTGAGGCATATAGCTCCTTGGAGAGTTCCCTGATAGTAGGACAACAATTTGTCGCTGTGTATAAACAAAAACTTGAGTTGAATACATGATTAGATATTTATCAAAATATATTATCCGTTTGCCCAATGATAAATATTTCGGTCGTACAAATAACAATGATACAAAACGAGTTTTTTAAGAAATTAAGTGAAAATCACCCTTTCATAACGATATGTTCGCATTCTAACCAAGATTATGTTGGTATCGTTCAGAATAGGGATGATGTTGTCACCACAATATATGATTACGGGGCTATTGTGGACCCTATAATTAAAGAAAAATTCCTAGAATTAGGAGATGTTTGGTGGTGGGAAAGCAATAGACTTATACCCATAAACCTATTCCTGAAGGACGAATGGGCTATGTTTAAGCCCTATTTGCGTACTTTTAACAATAAAAGTCTAACTATTATTCACGGTCCTATATGCAGTATCAGTGAATTAAATAAACGCAGGACCAAACGCCGTAGTATCACATTGGTCAAGAGGATGCCGTAAGTAGGTTCATGTGAACTACTACTAATTGTGCATAAGCAACAGCGTGACTACGCTTGAAACTGTACCCGTCACTGCCCTTATCCCAAATAGTCTTTGCGACCTCTTTCCAGGGCAACCCAATCAAGTGCTTTTTAGCTGGACGAATAGCAGCTAAGAACATTGCTAGTCGTGGGATACTATCAATAGGTTCTGGCATTTTTTGTATAGAATTATAATGATTAGCTAAGTGAATTAATTTCTCAACAAATACCCTGTCATTTAATTTAGACCAATCAGGTTCTCGCATTAATTCTATTAAATGGCGCTCGTCTTTAACCTGTTCATAAACATGAACATTCAACAAGTCTAGTTTAAAATAACCACGTTTTTCAGCC